ATATTCCAGGACACCCATTTGCAGCATTATTTGGTGAGATTGGAAATCTAACAGACTATGCCAACTCTACAATAGATTTTGACGAGCTAGAAAGAGAAAAAAATCGACGAGACAAAATAACCAAAGGCATCACAAAGATCGAAGATGACATAGCTAGAATTAAAAATGCATTGATGTTAGCATTTATTGATGGCGGAGTACTTGAAGCTGTTGGCACAGGGTTAGCTTCAATAGCAAGCATCTTTGTTACCGCCGGCGAAGAAACAACAAATGCTGCAGGTAAGAAAGTAGTAGGAGATCCAAAATTTACCCTGGCAATGACACATTTTAGAGACAAAATTATAGAAATAACTGATAAGATAAAAATATTTATAAAAGAAATATACAATCCAGAAGTTAGTTTTAGTCAAGCATTTGCAAACTTGTTTAAAGGCAAGGGCGAAGAAGGCAAACCAATAGACATTGGTGGAATGTTAGGTGGAGCGATTGCTAAAGCCTGGGAAATGGTTGATCTTAATATACCATGGGGCGCACTATTTGTTGGCGGAATTGCAGGATTAGCTGCAGCAATAGTTGCACCAGTACTTGCAGTACCTGCAGGTATAGCGGTTGCAATAACAGCATTCTTTGGGGCACAAGCACTTAAGAATTTAGTATCAGGATCATGGGATCTATTAGTTGCAGGGTTTACTTTTGGAGCAGATGTTTTAAGTTCTCTAACATCCGGCATAGGCGGGTTGTTTACTAGCGCCTGGGAAAAAGTTAAAGGATGGTTATCCTTTGGTCCAGATAATACATTTAGTATAAGTGCCCTTGGAACTACGGCATGGGCAACTGTTACAGGTTGGTTTGGGTTAACCGGATTAGACTTTAGCATCTCTGCATTAGGAACATTAGCATGGGAAGCAGTAAAGACTTGGTTTAGCTTTGGCACTGAAGTAGCGTATAGTATAGGATCATTAGCACTTACAGCATGGAATACTGTTACAGGTTGGTTTGGCTTTGGCAAAGGCGAAGCAGCGTATAGTATAGGAACATTAGCAACTTCGGCCTGGACAACTGTTACAGGGTGGTTTGGCTTTGGAGGCATGGAAATGCCTAGTATAAAAAGTATGTTCCAGACAGTTATTGACAAAGTTAAAGGCTTCTTTACCTTTGACTTTAAAATGCCTAACTTCAAATCGTTTTTACCAAAATGGATGGGCGGCGAAGGCAAAACTTTATCAGACGCAGGCGATGCTGCAGGTACAGGCGTAACAACACAAATGGCTGTAGCACAAGCACCAAGTGTAGGTATGCCTACAGACACAGGATCAGCACTTAGTAACTTAGCAACAGTGAGTTATGCTACTTTAAATGCAGAATTAATGAATTTAAAAACCAACATGGATAATATTGGTAAAATTGATGGCTTCAAAACTACCATTGCTGGCCTAAAAGAGCTTGACACATCAGGCGTTTCCAAGTATAATGATAGTATAAAAGATTTAAATGATACCTTTATAGATTTAAACAAAACATTGTCAGTAGATAATAAAGGACTATTTGGAGGCGGTACAGGAATTGCATCAGCAGACGTTGTTAAGCAAGGTGGTTCAGGTTTAGGCGGAAATAACGTAAATCAGTTAAATACAACTATGCAAGCGGTATTAACTGAACTAATAGCTATTAATACTAATACTGGTACTAAGATGCCTAGAGCAATACGTGATTCAAGTAGTACACATGGATAAACAAGGATAAGAGATGAGTTGGAAGAAACACTTTACACCAGTAAAAACTGGTAACAACGTAGAAGGAAGTTACAGTCCTTTCAGCGGCCGAGGCGGCGGCATGAATGCAGGACCTGCAAAAACTAACTACAGTTCTTACTTGCCTGATGTATATGTAGGTTCGCCAAACAGAGTTGAACGTTACGGTCAATACAACACAATGGATAACGATAGTGAAGTAAATGCTGCACTAGATATTCTTGCTGAATTTTGTACACAACAAAACACACAAAACAAAACTCCGTTTTTACTAGATCTTAAATCAAAAGCAACAAATAGCGAAATTACTATTATTGGTCAGTACTTACAGCAATGGAGTAAACTACAAAACTTTGAAACTAGAATGTTCCGTATTTTACGTAATACATTTAAGTACGGTGATGCGTTCTTTGTTAGAGATCCAGAAACTAAGAAGTTGTTTCATGTTGATCCTGGTAAATTAACAAAAATTATTGTTAATGAAAGCGAAGGTAAAACTCCCGAACAGTATGTAATTAAAGATTTTAATTTAAACTTTGGAGAAATGGTTGCAACTACACCATTTCAAACTAACGGTCATTCAACAGGCGGCGGCGACGGATATTTAACAGGCGGCGCTAGAGGAATGGTTGGTAATGTTAATACACAAAACGCTGCTGGCGGACGTTTTCAAAATGCAGATAATGAAATAGCTGTTGATGCACAACATATGATACATTTAAGCCTATCAGAAGGCTTAGATATGAATTACCCCTTTGGTAATAGCTTACTTGAGACTGTATTTAAAGTTTACAAACAAAAAGAATTACTCGAAGATGCAATTATTATCTATCGTGTACAACGAGCTCCAGAACGAAGAGTATTTTATGTTGACGTAGGTAATATGCCAAGTCACTTAGCAATGCAATTTGTTGAAAGAGTAAAAACAGAAATACATCAAAGACGTATTCCATCACAAACAGGTGGCGGCGCTAATGTTATTGATAGTGCATACAATCCATTATCAATAAATGAAGATTATTTCTTCCCCCAAACAGCAGAAGGGCGTGGATCAAAAGTTGAAACACTACCCGGCGGCACTAACTTAGGCGAAATTGATGACCTTAGATATTTTACTAATAAGCTCGTACGTGGTTTACGAATCCCTAGTAGCTACTTACCTACCGGGGCTGACGATGCAAGTAGCCAGTATAATGACGGAAGAGTCGGAACAGCATATATTCAAGAACTAAGATTTAATACATATTGCGAAAGATTGCAAAATTTATTAATTGAACAGTTTAATCAAGAATTTAAACGATACATTCTTGAAAAAGGTGTAAACATTGACACAGCAATGTTTGATTTAAGATTCCAACCACCACAGAACTTTGCTAGTTATAGACAAAGTGAAATTGACAACGCTCGTGTACCAACATATACACAAATGAGTCAAATACCATACATATCGAATCGTTTTGCAATGAAACGTTTCTTAGGCATGACAGATGAAGAACTTGCTGAGAACGAAAGATTGTGGAGAGAAGAGAATGACGAAACACTAACACCTCCCCCAGGTGATGTAAGTGGAGAATTGAGAGGAGCCGGGATAAGTTCAGCAGGAATTGATGCAGATTTAGGTGGGATTGAAGATGAAGCCACAGATGATATGCAACCTGACATTGGCGCAGACGCTACAGCACCTGAAACACAAACAGATGCTATGGATGCAGGCACAACTACTGACCAAACGGTATAAATAACATTATGATACTACGTGAACTATTTTATTTTGATAAACAAACATTAGAACCGGTAGAGGATAACTCCTATGACCCAGATCTTGACGACACACCAGTAAAGAAAAGTGATACACGTAAAACACGACTCACACTAGCTCAAATTAATCGCGTCCGCAAAGCAGCTGACATACATACTAAAGAAACAGCCAAAGAGCTTGACTTTATTAAACAAATGTATGGAATACCAGCCGCTGAAGCCGGTATGTGATGAATGACGAAACTAGATAAGAGTCTATATACAAAAGCTCAATGGCGTAAACTTAAAGAAGCCAAACGCCAAGAGAAACTTCAACAACACTCCCCTGTAACACCTTCAGTTAGTGATCTATTGTTAGATTACGATACTAATACAGCATTTGTATTAGGCAACGGTATAAGTAGAGCACCAATTGATCCAGAAGAACTAAAAAAGCTAGGTAAAGTTTACGGATGTAATGCATTGTATCGTACATTCCAACCAGATCATTTAGTTGCTGTTGATGTTAAGATGGTTTTAGAAATTAATAAATCAAAGTATCAGCATAAGGCTCCTGTATGGACCAACCCAAATAAATCTTATGAGAAAATGACTGGTCTAAATTTTTTCTCGCCTAGTAAAGGCTGGAGTAGCGGTCCTACAGCATTATGGTTAGCAAGTCAAAACGGATTTAAGAACATATATATCCTAGGCTTTGATTTTCAGGGCATAGACAACGCAAAATTTAACAATTTGTACGCAGATACAATGAATTATAAAAAATCCACCGAAGGTCCTACGTTCTTTGGTAATTGGATGCGTCAAACTAGATCAGTATTCAAAGACCATACTGATATTAACTATCATAGAATAGTAAATGATAAAAGTTATCTTCCTAAAGACTTAACTGGACATCCTAACTTCCAAAATTTACACATAGACAAGTTCAAACAGCAGTTTAATCTTTAATATGGCAAATACAGCATTTGTTATTGGCAACGGAGTGAGTAGAAAGGGTATTGATCTTAATCTACTTAATAAACACGGCACAGTGTATGCATGTAACGCTATATATAGAGATTATGATCCTGATTACTTAGTTGCTGTTGATCCTAAGATGATTTTTGAGATAAACGAGTCGGGTTATCAAAATAAGCTAAATAATGTATGGACGAACAGTAATAAACGGTTCGAAGAACTAACAGGCTTTAACTATTTTGAAAAGTCGTTGGGATGGAGTAGTGGTCCTACAGCATTGCATTTAGCAAGCGAACATGATCATGATGTCATTTATATATTAGGGTTCGACTACATGGGTGTAGACTCAGGCAAACGCTATAATAATGTGTATGCTAATACTAAGAACTATATGAAAGAAGATAACTCGGCAATTTATTACCATAACTGGCTGAGGCAGACAGAAGATATTTTTAGAAAATACCCGCGAATAAGGTACTGTAGAATAATAAGACCAGATAATTTACAAACAACGAAACTAAATAGTTTTGTCAATTATACTACAATGCTTGTTGACGATTTCCACTTAAAATTGGAAATCTAACCTCACTTATTCCAAAAGAGCTCGTTTGAGCCTCTTTTAGCACCATTTTTTAACTATATAGTAAATACTAGTGACAGCCTTACCATAGGTAAACAATTTATAGGAGAATAAAAATGGCAGATCAAAATAAGTTTGAAAGTATGCTAGAAAAGCTCGTCAACGAAGACAGAGCTGGAGCAGAAGAATTATTTCACGAGATTGTAGTAGAGAAATCAAGAAACATCTACGAAGCATTATTAGAAGACGACTTGTCAGAAGTTGAAGAAACATCTGATGAAGTTGAAGAATCAGCAGACGACGAAGAAGATGCAGTTGATGAAGCTACTGACGAAGAAGTAGACGAAGACGAATCAGAAGACGTTAAAGAAGACTTTGACTTAGATGAGTTTGAAGTTGAAGCTGACCCAATGTCAATGGAAGCAGATCCTGCAGACGACATGATGGGCGATATCGAAGCTGGCATGGATGACAGCGAAGATGGCGACGAAGAAGAGCTTGAAGACCGTGTTGTTGATTTAGAAGATGCATTAGACGATCTTAAATCAGAATTTGAAAAAATGATTGCTGGCGACGAAGACGAAGCTGGTGATGAAGAAGAATCCGACGACGAAGAAGATGTCGACGGTGACGAAGATGATTCAGAAGAAGAATCATTTAACTTTGAAGCTACTGAAGAAGAAGATGAAGCTACTGACGAAGCTGCAGACGAAGATAAATCCGAAGCAGAACAAATGCGTGAGTATGTTGAAAAAGTAGCACCTAAAATGGGCGACAACGGTGCAAACACCAAGTCAGCTATTGCAGGCGCTAACGACATGGGCGGAAAAGCTGGAAACATTGCACAAGGCGGTGAAGAAAGTGGACGCACAGCAGATTCAGCAAAAGAAGAAAACGCAGGGAACGTTAACGTACCAGGCGCAAAAGCTTCTAAATCTTTAAAAGGTGCTCCAAAAGGCCACGGCGCAGAGAAGAAAAGCGCAGGCGAAACTGCAGACAACAAAAAATCCGTTGTCGGCAAGTAAGTAAAGGACTACTAGATGAATCACTTACGAGAGACATTGACATTTGACCAAGCTAATATGGTTATTGAGTCTGCTAACGAGGGAAAAGACTTATACCTTAAGGGTATTTGTATACAAGGTGGAGTGCGTAATGCTAACCAGCGTGTATATCCTGTAAAAGAAATTGGCAGGGCTGTCAAAACTCTCAATGATCAAATACAAGGAGGATACAGTGTTCTCGGAGAAGTTGATCATCCAGAAGGACTTAATATTAACCTAGACCGTGTATCACATATGATTGAATCAACATGGATGGATGGCGCTAATGGTTATGGAAAGATGAAAATTTTACCAACCCCAATGGGACAACTAGTTCGCACTATGTTAGAAGCAGGTGTTAAACTAGGTGTTTCATCTAGGGGCTCTGGTAACGTATCAGAAGACGGGTCCGGAGAAGTATCGGACTTTGAAATTATTACAGTGGACGTTGTGGCTCAGCCCAGCGCCCCAGGTGCATATCCTACACCAATCTACGAGCATTTAATGAATGCACGTGGAGGCATGGCAGCATATGAACTAGCACAGGCAACTAGACAAGACCCTAAGGCACAGAAATACTTAAAAGAATCGCTGATTAATATAATCAGTCGACTCCAATAAAAGGAGATTATTATGTTGGATGCATTAAAAACACTTTTTGAAAACGATGTAGTTTCAGAAGATGTGCGTCAGCAAATTCAAGAAGCATGGGACCAGAGGGTGATAGAAAATCGCCAGTTGGTAACAGCTGAACTTCGTGAAGAGTTTGCACAGAAATATGAACACGATAAGTCAACTATGGTTGAAGCTATCGATTCATTAGTAAGTGAAAAACTAGCAGAAGAGATTTCAGAGTTTACAGAAGACCGTAAACAACTAGCAGAAGCAAAAGCAAAATATGCAGTAGCTATGCGTGAAAACGCAGGACTATTGAGAGAATTTGTTGTTGATCAGCTAGGCAAGGAAGTTTCCGAGTTACATGAAGACCAAAAAGCTATGGCTGAAAACTTTAGCAAATTGGAAGAATTTGTCGTCGAACAACTTGCAAAAGAAATTGCTGAGTTTGCAGAAGATAAACAAGATTTAGCCGAAACGAAAGTACGTTTAGTACGTGAAGCTAAGTCACACTTCGTTAAAGTCAAACGTGACTTCATCGAAAGAAGTGCTACTAAAGTATCTGAAATTGTTGAATCAACACTTAACGGTGAAATTGGTCAACTAAAAGAAGATATTGAAGAGGCACGAAGAAACGACTTCGGTCGTAAGCTATTTGAAGCGTTCGCTAGCGAATACTCAAACAGTTACCTAAACGAAAAGTCGGAAACAGCCAAACTAATGAAAGTTTTAGATGCTAAAGATCTACAACTATCAGAAGCAAAAGCGTTTGCGACAAAGGCAAAAGATATCGCTGAGTCAGTTAACAAAGAGAAAAATATGTTAATCGAATCAGCAAAAAGAGCAACCGTCCTAAATGAACTGACAAGTCCTTTATCGAAAGACCAAAAAGACATAATGTCAGATTTACTGGAATCCGTTCAAACTGCAAAGCTACGCAATGCGTTTGATAAGTACTTACCTACTGTTATCGATGGTAATACTCCAGCTAGAAAAAAGGCGCTTACTGAAGGCAAAGAAATGACAGGCAATAGAGAAGAAATGACAACAAACAGTAGACAAGCAGAGGACAATAATGTCGTTGACATTCGTCGTCTAGCTGGATTAAATTAAGGAGATAATTATGTCAGAACTACTAGAAAGTCGCTGGCAGGAAACCAAAGGCGCACTTCTTGAAGGCTTAAACGGCAACAAGAAAAGCGTGATGGCTGCTACACTTGAGAATACTCGTAAGTATTTGTCTGAGAGTGCAACAGCTGGTGCAAGTTCCGCCGGTAACGTCGCAACCTTAAATCGTGTGATCCTTCCAGTGATCAGACGTGTAATGCCAACCGTTATTGCTAACGAGTTAGTTGGTGTACAACCTATGACTGGGCCAGTTGGTCAAATCCACACATTGAGAGTACGTTATGCAGATGCAGTAAACTCAACTAATGGTACAGATACAACAGCTGGTGACGAGGCGTTAAGCCCATTCAAGATTGCAGAAGCCTACTCAGGTGCTTTAGATGATAAAGCAGCTAGTACTTCAGCATTAGAAGGCTCAGCTGGAAACAGACTAAGCATTCAAATCTTGAAGCAAACTGTAGAAGCTAAATCCAGAAAGCTATCAGCTCGATGGACTTTTGAAGCTGCTCAGGATGCACAATCACAGCACGGTATTGATGTTGAAGCAGAGATTATGGCTGCATTAGCACAAGAAATTACTGCTGAGATCGACCAAGAAGTAATTGCTAGTCTTTACAGCCTAGCAGGTGCAGCTGAGTCAGATGTTCAATATGATCAATCAGGTGTTAGCGGAACAGCTACATTTGTTGGTGATGAACATGCGGCATTAGCTGTTATGATTAACCGAGCAAGCAACAAAATTGCTCAGCGTACACGTCGTGGCGCTGGTAACTTTGCTGTTGTTTCACCACATACCTTAACAGTATTACAAAGTGCTACTACTTCAGCGTTCGCAAGAACAACTGAAGGTTCTTTTGAAGCACCTACTAATACTAAGCTAGTTGGTACATTAAACAATGCAATGAAAGTATATGTTAACACATACGCTTCAGACGCAACTGATGTATTAGTTGGTTATAAAGGTTCAAGTGAATCAGATGCTGCTGCATTCTACTGCCCATATATTCCATTAATGAGCAGTGGTGTTGTACTAGACCCAGACACATTCGAACCTGTTGTGAGCTTCATGACACGTTATGGATATGTTGAGTTAAACAACACAGCTTCATCGCTTGGTAACGCAGCTGATTACTTGGCACGTGTAAGCGTAGCTAACGTAAGCTTCAGCTAAGTTTAGACTTAGTAAAAGCGTAAAAGCACTAAAGGGCTCCTTAGGGGGCCCTTTTTTTATGACTAAAAAATTACTATCCGGCTTTTCTCTTATTTGATAAATACTATTGTCGTAAATCGTGCTGCACAACGCAGACTTATGCAGAATTGACCCACTGCGTATTACATAGAACGTAAACTATTAAGGAGAAAAAAATGGGACGTCCAGTAAATAAAAAGAACTTCGGTACACCAGGTGATGGAACAAACTTTACAGTAAATTGTCAAGTTGCAGCTAACGCAGAATCAGAAGAAGGTTACATACTTTCACAAAGATCTGTAAATAAATTCAAAGTTGACGATGCGAAAGCAGGCGGCGGCAACGTAGGTATATGTACACTAGTTGATGTAGCATCTGGAGCACTAGGTGCTAACCAAATGTCAATTCAAGGAACATTATCCGGCGGTGGCGGTGGACAAGTAAGAATTGCAAAACTTTACAATAGAACTTGTAGAGATTTCAACAACGTCCGTTACACTTGGGCTATACAGAACGATTCTACAGAAACTATTATGGTACTGACAGCAATCTAATTTAATTAGGGGAGTGTAATATCTCCCCTAGTTTTATAGAACAGGAAAATATTAAATGGCAAGATATTCTAAAATAGACGGTAATTATGTACTAGCTGTTACAGACGGCGGAGAGATAAAACTTGACGTAGGTCCAAACTCCGGCGGCGGCATTGTTAGAATTACAGGCGACTTAGTTGTCGAGGGTGATACTACAACTGTATCAACAGCTGAATTACAAATTGAAGATAGGATTATTACTCTTAATAAAACAGCATCTGCAATAAGTGCTGTTCCAGGTAGAGTAGCAGGACTAGAAGTCTACAGAGGATCATCAGACGAAGTATATTTTGTATTTGATGAAGATGTCGAAAATGGACCAGGTAACTCATTAGGTTACGGTGCATGGGCAGCTAGAAAAATTGTTCCGTCAACATCAGGCTCAACACTATTAGGAATACAAACACATAGTATTGACACTAAGGGAGCAAGTTTATTTCTTATTAATCAAGGCAGTGGCGGCATTGTTACTGTTGAAGGTTGTGTTGACTATCAAGAAAGTATTTTTCCTTATGTAACACCAGGTAGCACTAACATTAATGTTGATGCCGCAATTACAAAACCAGATGGACTTATAAATGCACAAGGTGTAGCAGATTACACAGCATCATTCTTCCAAGGTAAATTCCAGGATAAAATTTCAGAAGGCACAACTACAAAAACATCTGTAGAAGTGTTTGACTTAGAAGTTGCTGGCGCACTTGATGTAAGCGATGTAGGTTATCGTGCTGCAAGCGCAATTGAATTTGAAATAGACGGTGGTATAGTAAGTAAATTCTTTGCTACTAAAGTTCAACTACAACACATTGAAATAGACGATACAACAATTTCAACTACATCAGCAGCTGACTTGGTAATAAAAGCACCAGGTCCTAACAGTGTAAGAATAGATGATGTATTGCATTTAACACCAGGCCCGTTTGATAACGATGCTAACTTAGGTGTTGATGCTGATACAACAAAACCAGATTTCCCCACAACTGGGGTAAAAATGTATGCAGATACCGAATCAGCAGGTGGTACTGGCTTACATTTTGTAAATAGTAATAACAAAGCAGACGAAGTAATTAGTCGTAACAGAGCTATATTATATTCGATGATATTTTAGAGGATAAAAAATGGCAATACATAATGTAGAAATTGGTAGCGATCATGACGGGAACGGCCGTACTAGTCTACTGCCAAACAGTGCACCGGTTATAACAGCTGGCGCATTTGCAATAGGAACCGTATATACAATTATATCAGCAGGCACAACAAACTTTACACTTATTGGTGCCGCAAATAGTAATGTAGGTACAGTATTTACAGCATCAGGCGTAGGAACCGGCACAGGCACAGCAAATGTACCTGATTACAGAGTACCAACAGGAAAGTCATGGGCTATTACAACGATCATGTTTTGTAATGTAGGAATAGCAGATCCTGATACTCCAAACAGTGATTTAACAAATTTAAGTTTACACTTAGTAAAAGGTGGAGACCCTGCAGGTGATAAGAACATGGTTCTTAACGCTATACCTATTCCAGGTGGCGAAACATTTACATTCGACACTGAAAAGATAATTTTAGAAGAAAATGACTTAGTATATGCACTTACTACATCGCCAGAAGTTATCAGCGCAACAATTAGTTATTTGGAAGTCTAATGAGATATATACGTAGGCAAAGTACAAACGCAAGAGGACTTGTTGGAAAAGGTGTTAACTACACTGTCGACGATGAAGTAAGACTTGATAGTGCTAAAGCTGTACTAGTACCAAAAGGTTCTACAGCAGAGCGTCCTACATATCCAACTAACGGTCATTTACGCTATAACACAGATACAAATGCATTTGAACAGTACGAAGCAGATTCATGGCGTGGAACAAGATATGCAGAACCAGTACGTGTTGGTATTAAAGTACAGACATTAGGTCTTGGTGATGCATCAGAACAGTTCTTTGGTGTATTAGATAGTGGAGACATAAACTTTCCAATTCCAGTAGCTCCCCAAAACGTTTTAGTATTTGTTGAAAACGTTTTCCAACTTCCAAGTAATGAACATGGTGTTGGTGGTAACTACGATGTAATACAAAACCCAGCAGGTAAACCAGCAGGCTGGTACATTTATTTCAGCGAAGCTCCTCCAGTAGGCAAGCCAGTTACAGTTATTCATAACTTCGACAAATAACTTTTACGCTAAATACTGCATATAAGGGATTAATCGTAGTATGGCACAACTCGGCAGAATTTCAGGGCAAATATTAAAAGACAACCTTTTACGTGAAGGTGTTGACATTGCCTTTGAAACAGATTTACTTTACATTGATGTAAACAATGATAGGCTTGGTGTTAACACCAATACTCCATCTCACGATTTACAAGTTGCTGGATCTTTAAGATCAACTAATCTTATAGCAACTACATCATTGCTTTCAGGCAATTTAAATGTAACCCCCAATGGAAATATTACTCCTACTGTAGGAAACATATACTTTGCTCCTACACGAAGTGTTGTAGTACCGTCTACATTAAACACTCCTGATATAAGAATAAGCAACAACTTTATTAGCACAAACACAGCTAATAGAAACTTAGAACTTCGTCCTAATGGTGTAGGTTCTGTAGATGCAGAAGGATTGTTAGTAAATGCAAATTTACATGCAACTGGCGACATCACAGCAGATGGAAACATTATACTAGGTAGCGGCGATGATGATAAT